TACAACCAGATGCGTTAGAGATTCTACGTATCAGTATGACTGGTAAGAACTCAGCTGGTGAAGCAGTAAACGTACCATCTAAAGATAAAGTTGACATGGCAAAGTTCATTGTCAAATCTATCGAATCATTGAACAACACTTGTCTTCGTGAAGAGATGGCAATCCTTGGTGTTCGTGATAAAGGTAATGCTGAAGGTGCGGCACAACTAGAAGAAAACCAGAAAGAAGCTGAAGCGACATCAACCGGTGCATTCAGTCTCGATATGGAAACCCAACATTAAGGAGTAACTATGAATAAGTATCACCTGCACGTAACCAGTTCCGACTCTCTTGGTTTGAACATGATTGAGAACATTATTGAAATGGCGAACTTGGGTGCCAAGCTTAAACCCGGAACTCTTCCAAGTATGCGATTCCCACACAGTTGTTCTCTTGTTCTAGAAGCTGAAGTTCCACCAGTTCCGAATGCTACACTTCGTGTATTCGAATATGACTCATGCAAAGAAGTGTTTGCTGCCTTTGTAGAGCCTGTCGCTGCAACCTTCTCATTGGATACAGAGGATACACCAGTAGTTGATAAGAGTACCAACCAAGGAACTCCATGGACTAAAGAACAACTAGACAACATGGATTGGGAAACTGAATTCAAAGAAGTATGTAAGTCTGTTGAAATCACTGGTCGCTCCCGCGACAAGATGACTAAAGAATATCTTGCAAAATTTGCTTAATTAGTATTTTGCGTATTGACAAAATAATGATTATCATTTAGAATAGGCACTTATATGGAGATAAGAAGTTATCTCCTTCGGAGCACACCATGACCATGGATGTAAAACATGAAGTTAACATGGTGCGTCCTCAATCTCCCTTCCAAGAGAAATACCTGAAGTCGAATGCTAAGATTCTGGTAGTTGGTGGTGCAGCCGGTAGCTCTAAAAGCTATGTCGGACTAATGCGACACCTACGTTGGGCGCATGATCCAAAGTATAATGGTTACTGTATTCGACAACACAGTAACGACTTGATGAAAGCTGGTGGACTGTTCCAAGAAGCAGTCGGGCTTTACTCTCAGGTTTATCCTGACATCAAAGTAAAGATTAAAGATCAGATGATTGTTTTCCCAAGTGGTGCATCTGTTTCATTTGCTCACTATGAGAACGACGCTGCTGGTCGTAAGTATCAAGGTCTTCAACTCTCTAACGTATTCTATGACGAAGCAACTCACGCTGACGAACAACACATCTGGTGGTTGTTTTCACGTCTTCGAACATCAGCTAAGATGGAACCAAGTATTTGGTTGTCATGTAACCCTGACCCTGATAGTTATCTTTTCGAATGGGTTAAGTGGTGGTTGTATCCAGAAGGTCACCCTCAGTATGGTATTGCTGATCCTGCAAAGAACGGGATCACAAGATTTGTACTTCGTATTGGTGGCGAGATGTGCTGGGGTGAATCTCCAGAAGAACTCATTGAGAAGTACGGAAAGAAAGATCTTCCATTTGATCATACAGATCAAGTTAAACCGATTCCATTCCAAGTGTTGCTGGGTACACTGATCGACAACCCAACGTTGATGAAGCTCCAACCTGACTATAAAGGTAAGTTGGAAGCTATGCCAGATGTTGAGATGAGGCGTCTGCTCCTCGGAGACTGGACGGCACGTGAGGAAGGTTCTACATACTTCCAACGTTCGTGGTGTGGTGAAGATGCTCTTGATGAGCCATCTGCCAGTGAGATTGTACGAACAGTTAGAGCATATGACTTTGCTGGTACATTGAAGTCTTCTGGTAACCCAAGTCCTGACTATACAGCATGTGTGAAGATGAGCAAGTTGAAGAATGGAGATTACTTCATTCACGATGTTCGTCGTTGCCGAATCCTTTATGGTCAGTGGGAAAAGTTCATCCTCGACAACGCAGAACAAGACGGAAAGAACTGTGAGATTATTATCCCACTCGATCCCGGTGCTTCTGCCAAAGTTGCAACAAGCCTGCTCACACGTTCGTTGAGTGAAAAAGGATACAGAGTTAGAACGATGAAAGCAACGCAATCCAAGTTGGATCGTTTTCGTCCCTTCTCTTCTTTGGCTATGAACGGACATGTTCAGTTCCTTAAGGGTTGTGCAACTGACTTGGAAAACAAGATTGAAAACAACAACAGCTTCATGTACCGAGAGCTTGAAGGCTTTAACGGTAAGAAGCGTAGCGGTGAGACAGGTCACGATGACATTGTTGACTGTATCAGTGATGCCACGTCAATCCTCGCTCAGCGCGTCAACGTACCTAATATGGCACAGGTTTTAGCCAGTGTCAACCTTTCACATAGTACCCCCTTCGATTAAGGAGTTGCCTGATGGCAGAAAACGCCGAAAACACAACCTCCTTGAAACAAGGAGAATCCAAAGCTCCTGCAATTGTATATGGTGAGACTGGTTACACCGGTCTTGTCACTCTTGGTGGTCAAGTTTGGGATGATTGTCAACATGAACTACGTTGGCCATTAGCTTACAAGACATTCAAGAAGATGGCAACTGACGGTTCCGTTGGACCAGCTCTAGAGTTTGTCGAAGGTAAAGTAGCCGAAGCCACATGGAGTGTAAAGATTCCAAAGGGTGTTCCAAAAGAACGAGAAGCTACTCTCAAAGCTCAACAGAAGTATCTCACTGAAGTAATGGACGACATGCGTCACAGTTGGACAACCGGCATTAAGAATGCTGCGACGTTTAACCGTTATGGATTCAGCGTCCTTGAAATGGTGTTTCGCTTCCGCAACTACAAATACGGCAGTAAGTTCAATGACGGTCTGGTGGGGATTGAAGCCCTTTCACCAAGGAGTCAGGGAACGGTTGTCCAGTGGTATTGGAAAGACAAAGGTCGTGAACTAGATGGTTTCGATCAACGCATTATAATCCCAAGTGAAAACAGCATGATTAGTCATGATGGTTGGGAAGTTATGCGAACTAGTGTCACTCAAGAGACTGGTGTCAAATACATTCCAATGAAGAAGTGCTTACACTTCCGCCACAATCCTCAGAATGATAGCCCTTCTGGTACATCGCCTTTGGTTGCTGCATGGCAACCGTGGAAGATGAAACAAGCTTACCAAGAGTCTGAAGCTATTGGTGTAGCACAAGACAACAACGCCTTTAAGATCCTGTTCCTCCCACCTGAGTATCTTGTTGAAGATCGTGACCCTGACCGGGAAGAGTCTTTCAATATGTACACTCGAATGATGGAACGAGCACACCAAGCAAAACAAAGTGGGTTCATCCTACCAATGTTGCTCGATCAGGAAGGCAATAAGATGTTTGACTTTGAGATTAAGAATATCTCGGGTACGAAGTCTTATGACGTTAACGCAATCATTAACCGATATGTGCGAGAGATTCAAGTTGCTCTCTTCGCTGACGTATTGTCGCTTGGTGGTGGTTCTGGTGGTAGTTACTCTCTTGCTGAATCGAAAGTAAGCATCATCGACATGGCTGTAAAGAGTCGATTGAACGAAATCAAAGACCAGCTTAATCATAAGCTTGTTAAGACATTGTTTGAACAGAACTCATGGCCTACCGATGTAATGCCTTACATTGATTTTGATTTACCTAACAGTGAGTCACTGGAGAGCGTTGGTAAATATCTACAACAATCGGCTGCTGTCGGACTTATCCCACTGGTTCCTGAAGTTGTTAACTTTGTCCTTGCTCGTGTTGGTATTGATTATCGAGTTCCTGACGATACACCTACTGAGAAACTTAGAGAAATGATGACAAGTTTCGTCTCCGAAGCTGGGGGTGGAATGGAATCTGGACTCAACGGGAGTAACGGAAAAGGAACAGGTTCTAGCGGTGATCCTGATACAGCAAACAAAGGGAGTTAATAATGGCTACTCATAGCTTGGTACGTATTAAAGGTTCACTGGTTAACACTCCACATCTGATTGAACAAAATTCTTTTCATAGCATTCTGGAATATGTTAACCAGCGAATCGAAGGGAACATTGATGTAACCCCTGAAGCTCGTTCTGATGATGACTTTGGTGGACCGACTTATGTTTCGGATACCGCAACTGGTGTGATGCACATCAACGGTCCACTAACATATCGAACTTCCGGTTGGGAAGCTCTTTGTGGTGGTACATCTTACGAGATGCTGAAAGAACAAATGGAATACTTTGTCGAACAAGGAGCCAAGACTGTCGTAATGATGGCTGACTCTGGTGGTGGTGAAGCTCACGGCATGATGGACAGTGCAAACTACTTGCGCAAACTTGCTGATGAGAATGGTATCAAAATCATTGCTTACGTAGATGGTATGTCGGCTTCTGCTTGCTATGGTCTAGTTTGTATTGCTGATGAGATTGTAATGTCGGCTGATAGTCAAGTGGGTAGTATTGGTGTTCTGATTCAACTGATGAACAACAGTAAGCAACTTGAGAAAGCCGGTATTGAGCGAACATTCATTACAGCCGGTGAAGACAAAGTTCCTTTCGCTGCTGATGGTTCTTTCACTGAAGCGTTTAAAGAACGTCTGCAAACACAAGTTGATACCTTGTATGAAGCATTCACAGGCCATGTTGCAACTCACCGTGGTCTTGACATTAAAGTCGTTAAAGACACACAGGCAAATGTATTCATGTCCGACGAAGCTCTTGAACTTGGTCTTGCTGATTCAGTAATGACTGTTGAAGAATTTTATAACTATGTGGCAGATGTTGCCGAAGCAAACAATAAGGAGGGCACAATGAAAGGCGCCTTGAAATTTATGAACCGAGGAGATAAAGCAGATATGGCTAAGCTCGACGAACTACAAGCACTGTTGAGTGCAGAACAAGAAGCACGTGTAACAGCTGAGACTTCGCTGACTGCTCTGGGTGAACAACTGGCTTCACTGACTACACAGTTGGGTGAGTTCAAAGAAGCTCAGGCTCAGGCTGCTAAAGCTGCTGCTGATGCAATTCTGGTAGGTCGCAAGGCTGCTCTTGCTGATGTTGTTCCTGAAGCTGAACTGGAAACCTACATGACCAATATGTCTGCACTGGATGAAACTTCCTTTGCCTTTATGGTGGGTCAACTGAAAGCTGTTAAAGATGCCCGTGCTGAGAGTTTTAAAGCAGTTGGTGAAGATGGTGCTGAAGATACAGACGCTCCTGTTGACCAAGCTGAAGCAATTCGAATCGCTGGTGTTGAAGCTGCACGCGCTCGTCGCGGTTAATCAAAAACTTATTAGAGGATACAAATAATGGCTTTCACTGAACTGAACTTCCTGAAATACGCTTCGGACTTGGTTATTGACCACGCCGATTTCCATTTCAGTAATGAAAACGCAAACATCACACCGGCTGGTGTTATTCCACTGGGCACTATTGTTGTCCGTCCAAAAGATTCTGCTCCAACTGTAGCTTGGTCCGTTATCGATGCTGCTGGTGATGCTGTTGCAACCAATGAGTTTGCAGTTGTCTGGGGTGACCACAGTTCGTTCGCTTACGACTTCACACCTAAAGCGATTGTTGCTGGTAAATGGAACTCTATCGTAATTGTTCGTGATGCAGCTTTCAAAGAGTTCTACATCAAAGAGAACTATGAAACCCTGTTGGGTGCCGCTCCTTACGCTCTTCTGAAGCAGCTGATGGCCAATCAAGGTCTGTTGGTACTGCAAGACGTATCTAAATACAAAGCTGTTTAAATCCAATTTATAGGGGCTTCAATGCCCCTTAACAAAACATAAGGAAGGAACATATATGTCTCTGATTATCGATAAGAATATTGATCGCCTGTCGCAAGGTAAGTTTGTTGAACTGACCGACATTCTGGTTGAACTGCCTCGTAATATCTCGATCATCGACCATCTTGGTCTGTTTGAAGAAGTCTTTGTAACTCAGAAGAAAATCGAGATTCAACGTACCCAGTACAGCAACCATTTGATCAAAGATAAGAACTGGGAAGCTAAAGCTGACACCATGGTTTCCAAGCCAAAGCGTGGCTTCATTCAAGCTCGTATCCCTAACTTCGAACTGCAAGATGCAATCAAGCCACAAGATATCGATGGCGTTGCACAAGTTAGTTCGATTCAAGAAGCTGCTGGTCTGGCAACCGTAATGGATGTTCGTCTTGAGAAGCTGGCTTATCTGAACAACTCCTTTGACCTGACTGCTGATGTTGCTCGTATGCAGCTGTTGATGAAAGGTACTGTTTACGCTCCAGAAGGTACACTGGCAACGTCTTACGGTGACACCATCGACTTCTATGAAGAAATGGGTGTTACACGTCAGACTCAAGACCTGAAGCTGACTGGTTCTAACGATCCACGTATTACTTGCTCGCAACTGGTTCGTAAGATGCGTGAAGCTCTGCGTCATGCCAACGGTGGTAACTACACTCAGCTGGTTCTGTTGTGCGGTACTGACTTCTTCGACGCTGTTTACACTAACCCATTCGTTACCGAAGCTATCAAATACTTCGCACAAGATTTGAACAAAATCCTGTTGAAGCCAGTTGATCAAGCTGCTGGTCTGGATGCCAACTTCCGTACTCTGTCCCTGTGGGGTCTGGTGTTTATCGACGCCGGTACTGGTGGTTACGAAGATGCTGATGGTGTGTTCCAGCCATGGATCGCTCCAACTAAGGCTGTTGCAATCCCAACTGGTGTTCGTGGTATGTTCAAGACTTACTACGCTCCAGCTAACACCTTCTCGGCAATCAACAAGAAAGCTGCTGGTCGTTACTACTTCGAACGTCTGAACGAAGAAGATGATCTGATTCAAATGAAGGTTGGTAGCAACTTCATGAACTCGACCATCTATCCGGGTGCGATCTTCGACGTAACCTTTAGCTAAGTCGTATATCTCAGAGGGCTGGCGTCAAGCTGGCCCTTTGTTGTTTTAAGGAGAATGAATATGACAGATGCTGAAAAGATTTCTCTCCTTGCTCTAATGATTGGTGACATTCCGGGTGGTCCATATTATCCAATGTTTACATCCACACAGTATACTCAGTTCCTAACTGCTTCAAAGGGAAATGTTAGTAGAGCCGCTGTAATGGCTGCTATCTCAGCTGGTTACATTGTTTCCAGTGAGAGTTCCCGCGAAGTGATTGGTGAACTTCAGATTTCTAGTTCTACAGGTTCTAATTACCTGAAGCTCCTTGATTATCTGATTGCTACTGCTGGTAAAGTTCCTCCTGACAATTTGATGCCTTGGTTCGCTGGTGCTGACACTTGCGATAGAAACAAGCTTCTGGATTTCAAACGATGTGACACGCCTAGTTGGCAACATATCGTTGGTGAATCATGCGGGAGTGGATGCTGATGGCTGGAATGCATGATCGAATGAGAGCAATGGTGATTCGTCAACTTGCCCCACAACCAAAAGGTAAAGGTGTTCCCCTTACTCTTCACCAGCGACAAGGTGGTATTTACAATCCAGCAACTGGTGGAGTTACACCAGAAGTTGTTAATGATTATCTAGGATCAGGACTTCGAGTTAACTATTCGGAATATGCCTACAAAGCAGCAACCATCGAGTACGGTGACTTTCAACTGTATCTTTCCCCTGTAGAAATTACTGGTGGGAATATGCCGACACCGGCAATTGGTGACCAACTGACATTCCTTGATAAGACAGTTCGAGTTGTAAACCTTGAAGCATTCAATGATAACAGTGTTGGGTGCGGATGGAAGTTGCAGGTTCGTTATGGATAACTTCATGGACACAATCAATGGATGGATTGAAGAGACAGAAGAAAAGATTGATGATTGCCTTCAAACCATTGTCTTAAAGCTTGGTGAGAATGTTGTTACTCTTTCCCCTGTTGATACTGGTCGGTTCAAAGGTAACTGGCAGTTGTCGATTGACACAACTACTTCAGCAAGTTTATTGCGCGAAGATCCTGATGGTTATCTGGCACTTGCTGACATGGCTCGTACAGCAAACTCGTTCACAGCTGGTCAAGTAGCATACATTCAGAACCATGTGTTGTATGGATATGACCTTGAATATGGATCGTCTAAACAAGCACCTGACGGTATGTTGCGTATTACTGCTGCACGGTTTGTAAGGATCGTCAACGAAGCAGTATTGCTTCACAAGTAACAAGAGGAGACAAGCATGAGTCATGCAAGGGTTCGCACTCTATTCTCTGCTGCTCTTGCAAACTTCGCACAGCAGAAGGGTTTACAAGTATCGTATGACAACGTGAAGGTTGAGTTTACGGGTGACACTTATATCAAGTCTCATACCATTCCATCCGATACGTTCTCGGATACATTATCTGGTGACCACAAAGGTTACATTGGAATGTATCAAATGACAATTGTCACAAAGTATGGAGTTGGTTCATTAGTAGCTGAGTCGTTGGTTGATGAACTTCAAAGCATCTTTCTTGTTAATAAGATGTTCACTGATACATCAGGCTTCTCTGTTCAAGTAATTAGCCCCATTAAAGTCCCGGAAGGGAAACAGGACGGAACAGTGTGGTTACTTCCATGCTACTTCGATTACCGTGCTGATACAAACTAACATCTCACAAGAGGATATACATTATGGCTTTTCGTTTGCCTAACGGTTCGACCTTCGACTTCGCTGAAGCTTATGGTCCTGATAAAACAATCACCGCAATCTCCAATGCTAACCCTGCTGTCGCTAGTTCGACTGCTCATGGGTTTCTGGCTGGTGACATTGTAGTTGTTACTTCTGGCTGGGTTAAACTTACCGGTCGTGCTTTTAAAGTAGGTACTGTAACTGCTGACACTTTCGTACTGACTGGTGTTAACACCCTGTCCACTCAAAGCTTCCCTGCTGGTACTTCTGCTGGTACTGCTAAAGAAGTAACTGATTGGGTTAACATCCCACAGATTACTGAAGTTGCAAGTTCTGGTGGTGAACAACAGTTCTACCAATTTGGTTTCCTTGAAGAAGACGAAGATCGTCAGATCCCAACTACCAAGTCTCCATCGACTCTGACCCTGACTGTTGCTGATGACCCATCGCAACCGTATGTTCCAGTTGTTGAAGCAGCTGATGAACTGAAAGAAGAGCGTGTACAGCGTCTGAACTTGGTTAACGGTGACGTGATCCTGTACAACTCGATTGCTTCTATTACCAACACTCCATCGCTGACACGTAACCAGATCATGGTTCGTACAATCACTTTGGCACAACAAGGTCGTGTTACCCGCTACAAAGCTGGTGCATAACTCGTAACATGCACGCAAGTGCTTCCATGCCCTTGCCGCTTTGGCGGGGGCATTTTTATTTCTGAGGAGAAAACAAATGGCTGGTAAATCTTTCAAAATCCAATTCAACCCAACTTTTAAAGCACCAGTGAAGATCCCACGTATTGGTGGTGAGCCGCTGGTTGTAACTTTCACATTCAAAGTGTTGGACCGTCGTGGTTTGGCTAAAATCTTTGACAAATGGAAGTCTGAAAACCTTGCTCTGATCGAAGAGGCTAAAAGTGCTTCTGAGAATGGTGGTGAGTTCACACTGGAAGATTGGGCTGATCGTGAAATCGAGATGCAAATTAACCAGATTAAAGACATTGTAGAAGGTTGGGGTTTCAGTGATGACTTCAACGATGAAAACATTGAAGCTCTGGTAGCTACTTCTGTTTCCGTAACCGATGCAATTCTTGATCAATACAACGAAGCGTACACACGAGCACGTTCGGGAAACTAATAAGCGCTGCTCATGCCATGTATTCCAATGATGCTGACAAGCACCAAGCAGGTTTGTTCGGTTTGACACTTGAAGAAATCCCGGTTGAGGAAACTCTTGTCTGGGATATCAATTGGAATACGTTTCAACTCTTCAACGCATTAACTACGCAATGGAGAGTTGGTATGGGTGGTGCCACCGGGTTGGATTACTCTGTGATTCCATCAGTTGGAAAGATGCTTGGTTTCAAGAATAAACAAATCAACGAAATGTTCCCTGACCTACAAGTGATGGAGAACGAAGCACTCATCACTATGGGAGAGAATCAGAAAGATGCCAACAATAGCTGAGTTACAGATTAACCTTGACAGTCGCCCAATTGAGACAGGCACCAAGGCACTTAACGAATTTGCCAATGCCGCTGACCGTGCGTCTAAAGCTGGTAAAACCAACCAACAAGTAAATGAGAAGTCTTCTTCTGTTGCCGATAAAGCAGCCAAGAGTGAAGCCGACTTGTCGTCCATGATTGACGCACAGACACGTAAACTTGAACAACTCGGTGCACAACGTCGTAAGCTTGATTCATCGAGTATGAAAAGCACGATGCCTACCGAGTACGAACGTCTTAACCGAATCATTGATGCCAACATTACTAAAGTGATGCAACAAGGCAATGCTATTGATACAGTTAACAACAAGCGAGGAAGGGATTTCCTCAAAGCGGAACAGGCTGCTCAAGTTCAACTTCGTGCACAAGAACGTATCTTGGATGCGGCTATTCGTCAAGAGAACATTGTTACGCGTGCTTCAGCAAAACAACAGCAACAGATTGAATCGACTATCAATGGATTGAGTCGTCAGATCAAAGCACAGAACGATTACAACGCAACGATTGAAAAGCTTAACCGTGCCCGTGCTACAGGACCAGATGGTAATATGGGTTCTGGTTCAACTTTGTCGTCAGGTGAGTATGAGAGTTATGTAAAACTTGCTCAGGCTAAGCGTGACGCTGCACTTGC